ATAGGTGCCGCGCGGGACGTTGCGGGTTGCGCCAGCCTCACCGGGCTTCAGGCTCTCAAGGTCGGTATTATCATCGAACTCGACATCAACCGCGCGCGGGGTAATGGCCGCAGCCGCCAGTAGGTCGCGCTCCTCGGTCGTCTGCAACAGCGTCGGGGTCGGCGGGGGAGATGCAACCTTTCCTAAAGCGAAGTCGTGCTTGCCGGGGGTTTCCGACTTGAGCGACAGCGACACCGCAAGGCTCTGCGGATTGAGGCTGCGCTGGTTAATCACCGCCAACCCGTCATAGGCCACAAGGCTGCTATCGATCTCGATGCAGTCGCCCGGACGGTAAAAGCGCCAATTCGCCTTGGCTTGCAAATCCATCGGGCCGATTTCGCGGCTGTCCGTCATCGCATAAGCGGCCAACTCGCCCGCCTGCGCCGCATTCGTCACGCCGTTGAGCGGGTAAACCTGTGTCAGCTTTGCGCCGCCGTCTTCGGTGCGATAGGTAGATCCGACAATTTCCGCCGCCGTGATCTGCTGCCAGTTATGATCAGGCGAGATATACTGCGGGCGGACGCCATTCATCCGGTCGCGCACGGTCTGCACCGCATCGGTGCCGCCGCCAGCCTCAAGAATATCGTCATCGGTCAGCGTGGCAAGCGCGATGCGCGGACGGTGCCAATCGAACGACAGCAAGCCGCCTGCTTGATACCAGCGCGCGCCGCCTGCTGCACAAAGGTCGTCAAGGTTGCGCACCCGCTGCTCGCGCAGGTTCGCACCCGTGCCGCCCTCGGTCAGGATCATGTTGACCGTCCAGGCATTCGCATCGCAGTCATTCGCCCAATCGACGATTGCTGCCATGTCGAGCGTATCGACAGGCTGGCCGAGGCCGAACACGCGCAGGCCGTTCTGAAACCGCCCGAGCGCGTAGGTCACGGCATGACAAGCGGGGTTGCGGCTGTAGACGTAGGTGCTTTCGACACCAGCACGGCAAGCGCCGGAGCCGCCCGGATAGGTGCTGTCCTGCCGGGGGTCATAGACCTTTTCGCCTTCGCACAGCGCCGTGTAGATCGGCAGGCCCGAGGCAAACACCTTGCCCTCGCGGTCGAACTTGAAGTTGAGCCCGACATGGGCGCAGCCCGACAGGCGGCTAGATGTCGTCCATCCTGGCGCGGCACCGAAAGGCGGAACCAGCGCGGTTGTTTGCGGGCGCGTGCCGAGGTTCTGGACGCTGTTGAAGAACCCACCGAAATAGCCGTTGTCGATAAGGGCAAAATCGAAATACTCGCCCACGATGCCCTGAATTGGCCCGACGCCAGAGAGGACGCGCACCTGCCAGCGGAAGGGGTTGGGCACCTTCTTGAGCGTGGCACCATAGGCGACATCGTGGCGCATCACGCCGCCTGTCATTACCTGCCCGACGATGTATGGTCGCGGCGGTTCGATGTCGATTACGACTTGTGCTGGCGAACCGCGCGCGATTGGCTTGGGGGCCAGAATTTGCGATGCGGCTGAAGCCACGCCTGCGGTTGTACTGGCAATCGCTGCAATGGTGCCAATCTTAACCCCCGCGACAACAACGGCAGACCCCGCGACCGCGCCCACACCCGTGGCGATTAGCGCAGCGGCGGCGGCAATGGTGGCAACGGTGCGAAGGGTCTTGCTCATAGTCGCCAAGCCCCCGTGCAAAGCGCATAGCCCTCATCGGTCAGCCGCGCGATCTGGCACTCGGCTGCATCCTCATGCCAACCGATAACCGCGCGCAACTGCCCGTAGATCATCAGCGCATCAAACCCGCCTTCATCACCCGGAAACGCGGCGACATCGCCGGTCAGCATTTGCGCTGCCGGAATGCGCGGAAAGTGCTTGTCCATCAGTTCGGGCAATGTCTCGACACCTTCCGCCCGAAGTGCTTTCATCGCGCCGACAGCCGAACGAAAGCGCGGCACGATCGGCAACTGGTGGCCCATCTGCGCAGCATGAAACCGCAGCAAGTGAATGCAGGTCGCCTGCTTCGACCAGTCAAATTCACGGCCCGCAAACCGCTTTTGCGTGGCCTGTGTCGCCGCAACCCGGCGCTGAAGCTCATTCATCGGGCAAACTCTTGCGTAAAGGCGTCGAACCCGCCGCCGCCAAAGCCGCCGTTGCCGAAATTGACGCCGCCCCCGCCGCGCGCACTTTCAACGCCCCATGTTACGGTCTTGACCAGACCCGACGCCTGATCGTGGCCTGTCTCCCCCGAATAGAGGCTCTTGTGAAACTCAGCCGACAGCCCGTTGCCGTCATCGCTAAACAGCAAGACTTCGGTTTCTGGTACGTTGGAAAGTACAATCTGCAATTGCTGGAATGCAAATTGCTGGCGTACCCGATCCATCCGGCCCGCAAACCGCAGATCAGGCGTGCCGACAACCGCGCCCGTCGAAGGGTTGAACTCTGCCACCCACAGCCGCATGGCCGAACGCGCAAACGCACCGGCCTGCAAAGGCGCAAGCGCCGCATTGCTCGGCGGGACAAATACGATTTCCTGCTCGGGCAGTTCCGCCCCAAAGCCTTCGGAGACTTCCCCGATCTGCGCGATGCTGCCAATCGTCGAATGCTCGGCAGTGTACGTATTTCCGCCGTACACGGTCACGCCCCCGTCGCTCAGGTAAACCGTCCCGCCGGGTAGATCGAGGCGCAGCAGCCAGGTCGCCCCGTTCATCGGACTTCCTTCAGGCTAAACTCAATCGGAAACACGCGGTTGACATCAACACTCCAAGACCAGTCTCCCGGCAGCAAGCCTTCAACCTGCGGCTCGGCCAGATTGACCACCGTGTTATCAGCGAAGCTGTCGCGCAGCAGTTCGTTCAATTCGATGGTAGCCTGACCCGATCCGTTCGCAGTCGCGCCCACACCGACCGAGTGCAGAAAGTGCTGCCCGGACTTGACCAGCGACAGCCAAAAGCCCTCTTGGATGACATATCCAGCGGTCAGCCCGTCAATTGCAATCGTGCGCCCGGTCGTGACCGCGCCATTGAGCAGCGGCGTCCCCGGCGAGCCCTGCGAATGCAGCAGCGGCAGCTTGACCCGCACACCACCCTGCTTGCCCGCGATCAGCCGCGCGACCATCACGCGCCCGTTTTCCGGCGTGTAGGGGCCGAAGGTAAAAGCGACCGTGTAGCGTCCGCCCTTGCGCGGGATGTAGTCGTCAGACTGTATTCCGGTTTGAGTAAAGCCCGCATCGTTAAACGTGGCCTGAAAGCTGCCGGGCACGGCGAAGGTAGGGAGGTCGATCATCGCACCCGCCTTGCCTGACGCGCTGCCATCTGGCCTTGCGCCATTGCCGCGCCAGCGCCCGCGATAGCCGGGGCCGATTGCATAATGCGCCCGTCAACCACCACATCGAAGTAGGGCGAGGGGATGACTTGCACGCTTGTGGAACCCCCAAGGCTGCGCAGTTCGCGGTTGCTCATAACGCCAGCGCCGCGTGGCAGGTTCACCAGTTCCGGCCCGCGCTCGCCAACCAGCGAAAGCCCGCCGGGTGCAAAGTTGGTGCCGTTGGCATAGCCGGGGATCGGCTTATTAAGGTTCGTTTGAATTTTGCTGCCGAACAGCCCCGCCTGCCCTAGCTGGGTGCCAAGGCCAATTACTGCGCCGAGAATGTCGAGAAAACCGCCGCCCCTGATTGCATTCGTCAATTGCTGAAACGAGCCGATCACATCGGTGGCCATGTCGGCAAACGTCTTGGCAACGCGCACGGTCTGCTTTTCGGAGTTCTTGCGCAGTTCCTCTAGGCTCTTGTTCACAATGTCCGCACTGGCCGCAACACGCTTGGCCCCATCAAGCGGGCCTTCGCCAATAAGGTCAGACGATACCTCGGGGTTATCGTTTACGCCCAAGAGCCGCAGACGCCCTTGTAGGCGCATCTGCTCGGTGATTTTGCCCTGCGCCGCCGCCTGATTGAGCAAGGCAAGTTCGGCCATCTTGGCGCGCGATCCCAACTCAGGGAACAGGCGTTCAACCAGATCGCGGACTTCATCGCGCAGTGGCCTTAGCGCAGCACTAGCCGCACGCGCACCGCCGCCAACCGACCCGCCAAGCTTCTTTCCCGCCCCGT